CTAATGCGATATTTATAGTCAAAGTATTACCTGTCGCTATGGGTACACCATTCACTACCTTATACTCGTCCACACCCAAATGCGGAGACCCTGCAACCAATCCGCAGTCAAAAGCAGAATCACCTAAATAGGTGGGGTTTCCTGCTGTTGTACTTGCCTTGTATCCATCTAATGCGTTAGTTACTTCATTGTATACAACTCCATTATATGTAGCCCTTATTCCATCGGGAACTTGGGCGGGGTCAAAATATACTATTATAGCACCTGTAGCTCCAACCGATACCGTATCCAAATCAAATGTATTTAAGAACACACCCTCTGCTGCTGTAATATTTATTATATTATCACAACAAGGCTCTTCACAACTTGGACACGCAACTTCCGGTTGTAGTACACACCCTACCAACTCCCTTGAGATTACACCGTCAGAATAAAACCCATCAAGAGCACAAATAGTTAGTTCTGAATCTGTAAAGATAGCTGTTGCCGAAGCTAAGTCCGGCCCATTTAAATAATAATTATCACGTGTTACCATATTTTATATAATTAATTTAACCACAATCACAGCAGCAGTCTCCAAATGTTACATTAAATCCTGTGGGGAATGGTTCAATAAACTCGGTTGTGCATATATCTCCATCTTCTCCTGCGTCAAGAGACACGGTTATAACTACACCTGTGCCGCATTGTTTGTACTGATAACTTCCCGCTACACCTGTAGTATTTTTAACATTATACTGATTACATACCTCGTTGCAATCTGTTATTTCAAGTACGGATGTTATATTAGTAGTTGGGGTAAGTTCACTACTCTCTTCTACCTGATATACACAGTAACTGCCATCAGCAGCAACCTTCACAAAATCTCCTATTGAAATTCCCTCAGTTGCTGCTGCTATATAAGACTGTGGTGATGATGCAAGTGAAGACTGACATCTCTCAAGATAATATGTCTCTGTCTCACATACACAGTCCACTAAACCTATATCAAAAAGTGTAGGAGATGTAACAAGCTCCGTTAGGCAAACATTAACCGTCTCTTCAACTGCAATGGCTATAATCTGTAATGCCCCAAGACAATCCTTATATTGTACAGTTATAGGGCCTTCATCAGTATTTAGTATTGAATATTCCTGACATACATCAGAGCAATCGCTTAAATCTCCTCGTATTGCAGAGATAGAATCTGTTACAGGAAACTCAGTAACGGCTGTAATTTCAAATATACAATCCCCGTAACCTGTTAACTCTACAAGGTCACCTATATTTGTAGAGCCTTGACTTACTATCTTATTAACAGATACACCATCTTCTCTACATTGGGTTGCGTATACATTAGTAGCAACCTCACACTCACAACATACCTCCTCAATATCCACATCAGAATAACACAACTCGGCTAATACAGGATTTCTATAATCGTACATTAAGTATAATATATTTCCTGTAGTCGGCATTGTAAATATTCCCTGATACCAATTTGGAGCAAGTGTAGCATCAACAGCTAATGTTGTTAATCCTACATCAGCTAATAGGTTAGCTATAGCAGTTGGGGTGTTAAGATATACGGTATCTGTTCTTAGATACTTAAAGTTCATAGGAGGGTCTACAAATATAAAATCATCACCCATCTGTCTATTAGATATAATATCTACCTGTGCTCCATTAGCAGGTATAACACCCGTCCCCTGATATCCCGTTATACTACTGTACTGAGATATTAATGGATTAGTGGTATCGCTACTTAATATTACCTGTTCTGAGTGCATAGGAGATGTATATGAGCCATCTACCCATCTGTATTGGTTGTGTATTAATTCACCTCCATTTGCATTATTAGATATACATACTTGAATTATTTGTATTTCATCTGCATCAGGACAGTCTACAGTTATTATTAATGTTGCTGTACCCGCTCCCGTTATTACAAGAGTTAACTCATCTATGAGCACGGAATCCTTATCAACAACTATGCTATAATTTCCATTAGCTACTACATTAAGACTTTGTATAACACCATTATATGTAGATTCAAAGTCTATACTTCCAACAACATTAGATGCGTCTATACTTATTGTAGAGTCACCAACCAATCCTCCTACATCATAGCAGAATGATAATTCCTCAGATACATATCCAACTGTTTGTGTAATTCCACATTCTAAACAGGGTATCTCCGCAGGTAACTCAATCTCATTAGATGAAAACACATATTCATTCATATACGGGTCATATCCTCCCAACTTTTGTGTGGTAGGATAATCAAGGAATAGGTCTCTAAACCAACTTCTCATATTAAATTCAGAGATAGGAATTAGACTCTCATTACTATATGATGTTCCTTTTAACTGAATAACAGCACCACGCTTTTGGTCAGAAAAATACTTATCGTAACCATATACAGCAAAACTTTCAGGATTAAAACTAATCCCATATTCCTCAAGCCTTGCTATCTGAGTACCAAGCACCTCCGGTATAGACGCTATTGCCCCTCCAACTGCTGCATCTGACAATAGGTTCTTACCTGCCAATACATATGATATTTTATCTTCTTGCAATGTTAATACATCTGTACTACGAGCAAATAGCTTCTGTATAGTTCCAAATGACTCTTCTAAAGATTTGAAGTTTAACAAGCCCCTATTAAATTGGTTGAGTTTATTTAGATTAGACTCATCATTATAAACCCCACTATATGTTATATCTGCAAACCTATGCACTTCTCGGTAATCCTCTTCTGATGTTGTGGTAACCCTATTCCCTAATAGTAATGGTTTACCCACAATAGAATCTCTTATCTTATAACTCTCTACCCCGTTACCAAATGAATAACAATTAAAAAACGATGTGTCTATAATTGCCTCAGAGGACGATGATTGGTTCTGAATATTTCCTAAATGGATTGGGCTTAAAAGGGTTGCCTCTGTTATAGATGTTACCCCTGTAGGTGGTGTAGTTGGGGATACACTACCTGAGCCACAGTCTCCATATACAACTGTTTGACCTACGGGAACTACTACTGATTTAGGTTGCCCATTTACAGTATAGTCAAATATAACAGGTGTAAGGTTTCCTATACCTACTGTAAATACTATACGACATCCTTCTTGGACAATACCAAATGTTTCAGACCCCTCATACCATACATCAGGTTGAGCCTCTTGAGGTTCTGTTTCAAATACAACTGTAGATGTTGCTCGGAATATTTCAAATTCTACCTCTACTGTTGACCTTCTTTTTTTTGCAGCAAATAATCCTCCGCAAGATTCTGTACCGGATACAATAAATTGTATTTCATCTGTTATCGTATCTCTATACCATTGATAATAGTTAGTATCAAGAGATGGAGTAATTATAGGAGGTACGAGAGTTTGGTTAGCTAAACTTGTATCATATACATTATTTATTGGAGGGCCACTACCACCTACTTCTTGAGTACCTGTATTTAAAATAGAGGCAACATTATCTCCGTTCCACCACTCTATAATATCATCATAATCACGAGATGCGACTAATGTTGATTCTAAATTATATATTCTTCTTTCACATTGTTTGTTACCATTACCAACACCTCTTCTTGTAAAATTAAAAGTAAGTACAATCCTACTCCCTGCGGGAATATCATACTGAGTATAGTTACCTGTTACAGAATCATATAAGCCTAAATTTCTATAAAATAACATAGGATATGTACCTCCTATATCTTCTGACTCGCTTTGTTTACCCGGCAATACAGTTGGGTATGCACCGCTAAATAGATTAAACTCGGATGCTCTCATCTTCATATATGTACCTGCCGGAACAGGAATATCATTACCTACATCATCTGTTGGTGGTGGCTGTATAAAGTCATCTGCTTGTGCTTCTTTTTCTAATACAGTTGCGTAAGCACAAGTCCTTAAAGCCCCATTTGCATCTGTCTTAACTATATACCTATCTCCATTCTCTACCTTTTGTGCATTCTCACCTTCTAATAAAAACCAAGTAAACCCCGTTGTTGGCTCATTATAGAATACATTTGTATAAATTGTTTCGTACTTTTCTTTGCTCGGTTTAATAGCGAACCTATAGTTAGTAGCCCAAAACGGAGGTTTCTGTGATGGAGGTATGCTTACTCTTAAAGTATTCTTTAATGGAGCAGAACTACAGGGAATGTGTACACTATTATTAGGACTTACTAATGCTGTGGTTGCACGAGCAAATCCATCAGTATATATTATAGCTACCTCATAATCTCTATTACTATGCAAACTTTTTACATTAGATATACCCTGATATAATGCATCCGCAAAACTAAAACTATAATACTCATAAGCTGTATTTACCCCATCAAACCACTCTGTTGCAGGTAGTATCAGACTTATTTCTGTAGAAGTTATACTCGCCTCCACTATAATAGGGCCGGGTACTGTGGCTACACCACTATCTGTTTGTGCCCAAAGACCTGCATCTAAACTCACAGGTACTGCACAGTTGAATATATCTGTAAGAGTAAAGCCATTACAGGCTGTAGCAACAGGTTCTATATTTGTAATAAGGCCTATTTTCTCCTGAAAGTCTACGCTTGTAGTTAAGTCATATACTGAATTAAAGTCAGTAGGAAGAACATAGTTAAAAACTATAAGAGTATCAGGTGTTCCAATAGTTGGAGTAACTGCTCCCGTAAAGTCACCACCCTCAAACCTCATTTCTATTGTAAAAGCTGCACCACTAACCAACTCTACACCATCTAAGTCTACAGTTATTTTTGAATCTACACCTGTATGTGGCACAGTAATATTATAGTCATAATCAGAAAAGGTATCTATAAGAGTTTCTAATGATATTTCTTCTGATATGGGCTCTACAGAATACTCAAACCTTACAGGTGAGTTATTTATATCTATCAGGTTATATCCCTCTATATAGTTTCCGTACATTAATCTATTACCCATTAAAGTCTGTGCCTTTGCAAAACGAGGTACATTATCATATAACCTTAATAATTCTTCTTGTGGTAGGATTGTAAATATCTTACTATTCCTAAATGAATATGTGTAGTTGGTGTTGTCTGCTAATCCTAAATCACTTTTGTCAAGAGATTCTATAACCTTTATTATTGTTCCATCACTATCTTTAAATAATAAATCAACTGACTTTACTAATAATCCTCCTGAGTTATAGGTTATAATAGCTGTGTTATAATTATTAACCATACCCTCATTTAAAGATGAGGTGGGGTCAAAATTAAATGCTTTACTCTCAAAGGCTGCATCTGTAAAAGGAGATGTTGCTGAGTATTCATTGTTCTCATACTTATACCTATATGCAAAAGATATAAATCTTTCCTCTAAGAAATTTTCTTGCCGAGATGCTGTGTTGGTTAGCAATATAGAGGGGGCTTCCATAGGAGGCCTCTTAATGACTAACAAGGACTCTTCTAACAGTACATCATCACCACCACCATCAACTAATGGTGTGCCTGATGGATTTGCATAATTATTTGTAACATTAATAAATCGTGGAGCATTATAATCATCAGTAAAAAATAGTAAATCTTCTACCTTATCTACCCCTGTTATAAGGTATGAGGGGTCAAAATTTAATACTGTTTCAGTTGGAGTAGTTCCACTCTTGGATACACTAATAATATGGTACAATAAAATCTCTGACTTTGTGTCGTAAGAAACTATGAGGTCAATTTTACCTGTAGGGCTTGTGGGATATGTTGGGTCGTGAACAAACCAATAAACTGTCTCGTTAGCACCATCCTCATATACACCAATGCAACGGGCATCATTACTTAATGATACACCATCATACTCTAAATATGTCAATTGAGTATTGCCCTTTGAGTTTTCTACTGCTCCTATTTCGGATGCCTCAGTAGACCCTAACCTTACATTTAAAGCGTCTGTATATTCTCCGTTTGGAACGAGTCTTTCGTCAACGGATTTATTCATTTTGCCTTTTACAAAATTCCTTTGTGTATTTGCCATATTATTTTATCCACTTGTCCCTACCTCTTAAATTCTGTAAGAGTCTACCGGGATGTATATTGCTTAATCTGATTTTTGCATTTCTTAAAAGTGACGACTTCTTTCTTCTTGCCCTGTTTACAACATACTCCTGAACACCTAACTTTGAATCTAAGAGAGCGTAGCTAATATAAGCATATACATAATCTTCAAATAACTTATTTACTGTAATCTCAGAATCATCACCACCCTCCATACCGTCTGAAATATACTCAAGTATGCAGCTTTGGTTAGCCATAGTGGAGTCAAAGTTTATTACTCCGGCTTTTTTATCAATCCTAAATGTTGGATTAGTATTTGCTGTTTCTGTATTTAACCCATAACGAGCACCTATATCAACTGCAAAATACCAATTCCCCCCATACTCATATCCTAACAATCCATCATACGGACTTAATCTATTTAGGTATATACTTGGCTTCTGACCTATAATCCTATCGTAATCTAAATCTGATTGCTCAGTTAGCACATTACCATCTACATCATAAAGGAATGAGCAGTCTGCATTTTGCTGATATGCAACAGCAGAATTTACTTGTATGTTTTCTACCATTGGTCTTATTATACCATTAGCATAATAAGAAAGCCTTATCCAATTTACATAATCAGATGGCAGTATAAATCTTAAATCTTCGCACACATTCAATTGTAATACCTTCACCTCCTTGAATGCATCATAGTTTAATTCTTGTACAGCCCTCTTAGCGTGAAATAATATTTTATATCTTTCTTCGTTGTTAACTAATGAATGGTTACCCGCATACATTAACAGGTAATTTGTAACGATATCTTTTAAACTAACATACTGATACGAACCCCAATTCTCATCTTCAGGAGGATTTCCTGCATTTTCATAATACTGATACTGCGTTAAATATGCCATATTTATTTCTCGTTAGCGTTTTCTACTTGTTCTTGTTGTGCTGAGTACCCTACTATAGCTTCCTCTCTAATTGACAGTCCTGCATACTGAAGAATCTTCATAGTTAAATCTGTTTGGTCATCAATAGGTAATTCAAAATCTTGATAATCAGGTTGGCTTTGGTCAAATACAGGTTCTCCTCCTGTTATATTAATATACGTCCATTTTGGTGTATAAGGATATCTTATATACTGACAAGTCACATCACCTGCGGTACTATATGTATTAGGATAGATAGTCATTAAAGAAGATTCTGTCGTATATGCAGGATATAAAGATGATGGGGCGGTTAGTAGGGATTGACTTAACAATGTTATCTTGCTGTGACCAACCCTTTCTGCCTCATTTAATCCCGTGCCACACAGAACCTTATTTATAAAATAATAATCACTACCTGTAGTTAGCTGTGATGGCATAAAAAAAACATTAGCGGCACTCTGTGTAAGAGTATCTGTGATGGAAAATAAATCTATTACCTCCTCATATCCTTTCTTCAAATCAGCATAGCCTGTACCCGATTGACGAGCATTCTCCTTATTTACTTGGTAGTTATAAGCGTAAAAATAATCTTCAAATATATCTAACTGTGCTTGTTCCGCAAATAAATTAAAATCTGCGGGAGATATATAGCCGTAATTATTTTTATTAAGTATTGCTAATACCGTATTTCTTACTTCGTTTATCATTGCTAAATCTTTTTACAAAGATAAGCAAAAAAAAAGAGGTCTTATTTCAGACCCCTTATTTAGAAACTTTATCTCCGATAATTATTTATCTAAAAGATTTTCTAAATGTTTTAACGATTCTATGCCATCATCACTTTGAAAGAACGAAGATACAATAAAAATTGAATCCTCTCCATATGGGATGGTACAAAGTTTTGTTTTATTTGTTTTAGTATTATACCAAACCTCTTTGTTCTTGTTTCTGTATTTAAGAAATCCTTCATCAAAAAACTTATGAACCTTAGCCTGAAGGGTTAAGATTGGGTCAGATACTATAGACATAAATTCTTGTGGGTTATTTCGTGCATACACCAACATATCTCTTTTCATTTCTTGAGTAGATACAGAATCAGGGTTACGGTTAAACACCACCCTTGTTAATGTTTCAAGCTCTTCAATACTAAGATTTTTTGCTTCAACCAAAGCGTCTACCTGAGTCATCATAACATCCACCTCTTTAGTAGCTTTCTTACTATTATCTACTTCTTCAAACTTAATACCATTCTGAGGATGGTACTCTAAGAATTTTTGTAAGACTTGGTTTTCTTTATTAACCCTTAAAAATCCATCTTCAAATATAATTGGCTCAAGAATAGCATTACCATCCTGCTCATCTTCAAATGGAGTTTTTTGATTTCTTGCATACCTCAAGGCTCTTTGTACACCTTTCTCTTCATCAAACCATAGCAATGGAAATCTGCGTGTATGTCTTGTTGGCAGCATAAAGGAAAGAGGTGCTGCATCTCTTTTAAGTCTATATACTTTATTAGTATAGTTCTGTACTTTTTTCATTAGATAAAATTTAAAATTAAAAAAATAGGGAGGAGTCTCTTTAAAGAGACTCCATCCCAATTAAAGTTATTTATATTAGTCTTGGAAGATAAAGAAGTTATTTGCACCTAATGTACAAACTGCTCTCTCTGACAAGAAATTAACTTCCATAGCATCTAAGCTACTTGTAGCTGCTCCACCCGCAGAACCTGTAATCCAAGTTTTATACCTACGGTCTTCAGTCTCAGAAGCACGGTAACGAACGTGCAAGAATGGTCTCTTAGCATTCTTACCCATTACTTGGTCATATACAGTTGTTGAACCCGCAGGAACAAGCAATCCGTTTACATTTCCTGTACCGGAAAGACCACCACGCATTGTTGGGTCGTTAAGGTATTTCCAATCAGTCTTGTAGAAATCATAACCTCTACGGAATCCTGAGAAACCTAAGTTTAGAGCCATATCCTTATCGTTGTCAAATAGTCCATAAGATGTACCACCCGGTGCACCATAAGAATTTTGAGCTGCTAACATATCGTCAATATCAAATCCGAAATCTCTGTCAACAAAGATTACATTTTCTTCAATTGAACCTTGCTTATCTAAGCGAGAGATGATAGCATCAAAGTCAGCTAAAGCCGCAGGGTTACCACCGCTCCATACATTTCCACGATTCTCTACCACATAGAAGATACCTTCAGAACCTTTATTACCTACTTGGTCTGATGTTACCTGTGCTAATACACCTGAACCTCCTTCAGCAGGAACTGCTTCAAGCATTGATGTTTCAAGATAGTCATCAAAACGCAAACGAGTTTCGTGCTCACTCTTTAGATACCATAGGAATCCTGTACCGCCATCTTCAGTTGTTACTTCAATCCAACCAATCTGAGCCATATCAGAACCACTCACGGTGTAAGTATCTTTAAGGATAATTGGTGAGTTCTCAAAGACGAAATCTTCAGCCTCTAAAGAACCTTCCATTCCAAGTGTTCCTTTTCTAAATTCTGAACCATAGATAAATACTGTCAAATCAGGAGCACCTATTGCTGAACCTCCTGTAAAACCCCCACCCTCATAAAAGGCAACTGTAAATTGGTCATTAGTTAAGTCGGTCTCTATAACGATACCCTTGTTTTCACCTGAGCCATCATTTCTTGACACAACTACTGTTTGACCTACTCTAATTGCTATTTGAACTGTTGCTCCTGAACCCGGTGCTACTGTTGAATCAAGAGGGTCAAGGGTGTCATTTACTTGAATAACAATCTCACCCGCCCCAACTACGGGTACTGTACCGCAGTCTATATACTTGGTGTGTAATCTTCCTTGCTCTGCCCATTTTATAAGGTCTGAGTTAGAAGGGAGTTCTGCTCCTACTAAGCGTAGAAAAGAACTTACTGTTCTATTACCATAACGCTCAAATTCCTTTTCATAAGTATCAGGAAGATACTGATTCAAGAAATTAAAGTCGGTAATATAATTTGATGCCAAAGCGACTTGATTGCTACTTGGTTGCAATTGATAAGTCGGTGTGGCTGCTATTGAACCTGCCATAATTTTAAAATTTTTAAATGTTTAACTTTTTTTACTTCTTATTTTTAATCCTCTTCCCGAATCTGTGTTTAATGATTTATACTGAGTCCCGCCTTTACGAGTTACTTCAGGTGTCTTGCGGTCTGACATATTAATATTTTTTGTCTTACGCATCACATCCTCTGTAGCCTCTGATTTGCCCTGCTCATAAAAGAACTGTGCAAACTTTTCAGGATTCATTGCAACTGCCAAACTCTTGTGATAACCTTCTGCGTCTTTTAACATACCATTCTCATCAATAAACTTTGCAGTCCAATTAGATGGGTCTGCGTGAATCTTATTCAGTTCACTATAACCTGATGGTGCATAAGACACCGTGCTTTCCCCTACATTAAATTCAAAACCTTTGAACTCAGGATTAAACACATTGTTAAGCTTCTCTAAGTACCACTCTCTCTTTCGGGAAAGTTCTTCTTTCTGAGTTTTCGCATCTGCGACATACTGCTTGTAGCTTTCGTATTCTTCATCAGGAACATTTGAGTTGACAGGTTCAATTGACTCAATTGGCTGCTTGTACTTCTCCTGCATATCTGTAAAGTAATTCTTAGCTTTAGCAATAGCCTTCTTTTTCTTTAACTTAATCTTTTTAATGTCTGACTCGTCATCTATATCCTCATCAAATAAATACTCCTCCATTAGAGTATCAATATCATCAGAGTCAAGACCTTTTTCGGTTAAGCTAAAATATTTTTTTAGTAAAGAGTCAGGCTCAACAGTATCATAGTCTTTTTGTAATTCAACAAACTCATCAATGCTTCTACCTGTCTCTTTTTTAAACTTAAAATAAGCGGCAACATCATCAGGTAATTCTTCAGATTCTTCTCGCTCAGTCATTAAGTCATCAAAAGAGTTTATCTCTTTTCCATATCTTTTTCCAATATATGAAAGAACATCTTCTTCTTTTAATTCAGGTGGTGTAGCATCTTCTACATTCTCATTAGCATCTTCTTTAACTACCTCTCCTGCACTTTCGTTCTCAAGTTTTTCTTCGTGCTTCTCAAGTAACTCACCCTCTAATTCCTGAACGGACTTCTCTTGAGCAGCACTAACTTCTTTTACTTTTAATTCCATAAGATTATTATTATATTATAATTAGACAAATTTAATAAATATTTTTAATAGTTTTTTACTTTTCGTTTCCACCAATAATCATACTCACTATTGCTATCATAGCCATCATCACTCCTGCTACCGTATCTCTTACTTTAGGGTCAAGATGTTCACCTGTTATAACCGCCCTTATAAAAGTTAATATTATAAACAAGCCTATAAAGACTATTATTAATATAGATAGTCTATATTTCTGATTGCTATTCATTTATTATCTTGGGTCAAACTCTGATAAGTCAAATCCGTCTAAGCTATCTTCATTAGACTCAAAACTTTTAGGAGGAAGATTATTCTTTCTCTGATTTATTAATTGAGACTGCTCTGTGTTCGCTTGACTAATCCTATCAGACTTTGCTGTTTCTCTTTGCAATTCTCTGTTAGCCAATGAGGTTTCACTAATATCTCTTAACTTCATATTATAATTAAACTCTTCAGCCATTAGATGACTCTTGAGTTCTGCTTCTGATTTTTGTTTCTCCATCTCAAATGCAATCTCAGCCTGTTTTAATTGCATCTTTCCCTGTAACTCAGCTTGTTGCTGTTGCATTGCTAACTGTGCAGCTATCTCCTGAGACTTTAGATTTTGCTGTGCAACCATCGCTTGTTGTTGCATAGCCATCTTCTCTTCTCTTTCCTGAAGGGCTTTTCGTTTAACTTTTAATAATTGATTGGCGAGTTTAATATTTTTTATCTCCCTTATATCAATTGCATCTTCAAGATTAATATCACCTTTAGATAGAGCCATCTGAATGTTTGCTTCAAGCTGAGCCTTCTGTTCCTCATCCGGTGCTACTTCAATAAATATTCCAAAGTCATATACATATAAGTCCTGTATCTGATGTAAAATACTTACATTATATTTTCCTATAGCATTAGCAAAATCATCTTTAAAGTCTGCATACTCTAATATATCTGCAACTCTGTATGTTAGTGCCTCTGCTAATGTCTTGTATATATATAATGATGCATCAAGTATATGTCGTGTTGCTACATTAGAATTAAGTGCAGCCAACTTTTGTAGTCCTACTAATGAGTTGGGGTCAGGTGTTGATGCATCTCTTGCCTCATTTAATCCAGTTACCTGCCTAATCATTCCTAAATAGTGATTATAGTTAGATATAAGCATCTGTGTTTTGGATACACCTGAAGATGATTGTAGTTCTTTAATAGGTACTTTTCCCTGATTGTATTCACCTTCCTGTGTATAGCTTCTGCCAATAACAGAACCTGTTTGGAAATATAATCTTAGAGCGTCTTCAGGATTATATGCATTCCCTGTTCCTAAGTCTACCTCATTTAATCCATCGGCATCTATGTACACACCATCAGGCACAACTCGTGCTATAACTTGTTGTAACTTCAGGTGGGTAATTTGAATTAAATCAGCGAATGGTATCATTCTTCGTGTCAATGATTCTATTACACCCTTATACATTCGTGGTGCAACAGCAACATAGTTTGGGAGTGCGTGTTGTTGTGTGGATTTAGGCCGCACCATATTCTTAGCAAGTTCCCATTTAAGTATAATGTTTGTTCCCATTACCATTACACCATCATACCATACATCAATAGTCTTTTCTATTTTCTCAAAATTCCCCTCCTCCATCATTTCTGTCGGAGGATTAAATTGGTCATCCTTTTCAATAATTCTTGACCCACCATTCTCAAGTATTTTTTTCTTATATACTATTTTTTTAGTGGTCTTGTAATTGAAATACATCAAGGTACAGCTATCTCTATAAAAGATATCATCCTCATAGAACTGTGCTACATTATAGTAATCATACCAAGACTGACTGTACTTGCTAATTTCCTCTAAGTCAGCAGTCGTTAATGATTGGTCTATCTTCATTAGTTCTGTAAGCGGTAGTGTCTTTATCTCTCCCCAATAGAAACAATCCTTAAAGTGAGGGTCTTCTGTATAGCTATACACAATATTGGCAGGGTCAACATAATCTATCTGAACTCCTGAGCCTTCTAAAAATGTGTGCTTGGCACAAGAGATTCCTAACACAGTTAAATCGTAATCTAATCTTTTACGGATTTCGTTATAGTGATTAGTTTCAAACAAGGTATTTATAGCAACCTCTTCTGCTATCTCTATAGCAGGTTTAAAATTAAGCTGCATATATAAATTAAGCTCTTCATCTGTTTCAGGTAGGTCATCCGGATTCATAATAAAGGGGTCTACTCCTGTCTTCTGCTGTATGGTAGAGAGTACATCCTTAGCGACCATCTGTCCCTCAATCATATCCTGATACTTAGAACGCTTCGCTTGAGACATAGCATCTTGAGCGTAAGCTTTTACATCAAACATTCTGTCATTCATACCATTGACAACGACATCAATAAACTTAGGGATGATAGGAACAGGTGTCCAATCTAAGTTTAGATAACTTAAATCTCCATCAACAGATAACTCGTTCTTATATTTTCCAACGGGCTGCTCTCCCCTTGCGTAAAGACGCAGCCTATAAAAGTCTCGCCATTGATTATAATACCTACATTGATTCCCATCTTTTCTAAACCATTCATACTGAATAGCCTGACCTACCATAAGTCCGAACTCATCTGTCTCTTTTTCTGAATCAGAAACAAACTGACTTGGAAATCCTGTAGATGAAATATTTATTTTTATATCCTTCATCTATCTTATTATTTCGCTAAGTGTACCTTTATTATTATACCTTGCAAAGTTAATCATAATTTTGGACTCTTTTTTCTCAGGTAAATACTGATGCTTTTGGTTAGCCATTATAGCTAATCCTGAGCTAATAGATGCATCAAACTTTGTCCTATTACTTATATCAAACTTTGCCCAATCTTCCAATGTTCTTGTGAACGGCATTTGTCCCATCTCATCTTCATTCTTTAACCCTATATGGTTTTCTATATAAGACTCAATTGCGGATGCGTGAGACTGTTTTACATCCTCAGATGAGTTAGGTATACCCCCCAACTCTTTTTCGGTCTTAGAGAGCTTATTAAAGTGTTTATCAGGGCGATTAATACTATACCCTCTGTATCCTCTATTTTTAAAATGATATAGCAGTCTTGGTTTATTATTCTCCACCAATATTGGCATACCATAAAACACACAAGCCATTAATACTTCCTCAAAAAATATCTCTGCTGTTTGCGGTCTTGCTACATATTCTAAAAAAAACTCGTTACTTGGGGCATCATCCATATTAAATTTGGTCATTCCGTGTAGTGCCCCATTAGATGCACCGCCTCCAACTGTACCTGATATATCATAACTATCACATCCAAACGACCCCAAGTGCTCGTTGGCAGGATACTTTATTCCATTCTTAGTAAACCCCCTATTCTGTAAAGTTTTACTTGGTAGCCAACTAACTAAGAACCTGCCTCTATTATCAGGTCTCCATACTACCTGACCGTCTATATTTCCATCCTTCCAATAAAAAGACCCTTGTGTTAAATGATGTTCCTTAATTAAAGAGTCATTATAATCTATCTGTTGATATATTCTTGTTAAGTTAAATATAGATTGTTTGCTTTCATCTCTAAATGCGTGAGACTCAGAACGAGGAAACTGTCGGTAAAACTCATTTAAAGCATCGGCATCATTTTTTAATGACTCAGCCTCCCCTTCCCAATATTTTATAACACTCTCTATTGGCATTCCATACTCGTCTATATAGCCTTCAAAATTCCATTCCATAGGAATAAATAGATTATATAAACCGCTCTTTGTCTGACCATTTGAATTTCTATTAGAGGGGTGGGAGTCATTGTATAGCTTCTTAAACTCTGAGCCACCCTTGTTAAGTGCATTAGATGTAGAACCCATCATACACTTTCCTATTATCTTGCTTCCCAATCTTAGACAGGTTTTAGTTACCCTCCAATTATTTAATATGTTATTTGGTTTGAGCCATTTCCCACTCTCATCGTGTACTAATAATAATAACTTCTCTCCATCATATGAGTTATCATCTGTATTCTTCCAATCAATTGTTGTGTCAAGACCGTATAACTCTTCATCATTAGTCTCGTGCATATTCTTTTTTGTAATCTTAGATGCAGGTATTCTAAAAGCTAATTCGGTCTTTGGTTTATCCATACCATCCTGTATCGGTTTAAAAAAGAATGGCAGTCTTCCTGAGATAGGAACAACCTTATCTGTAAACATCTTCTTAGCATCACTACCTGTCTTGGAAAGTATACCTACCCTTGAGTCTTTAGCAAGACTACCTGTATTAACACACTCAGAAGACCCCATATAAGAGAATCCTGACCGTCTTATCTTTAGATAAACCATTCCGAAAGACCTTATGTCTGCCCTACACGCTTCCCAATATATATAGAACACCCTGTTAGCCTCTCTAAAATCAGGATACCCAACATCAATAGATGTCCATTGTAGATACATATAATGTGCTCCCGTTATATAAGTAGCAACACCATTGTTCATAAACCAATAGCCGTCCTCTCTTCTATTAAACTCTTCCTCTATGTAATCTACCCATATTCTTTTAAATGTGTTGGGTGTTTCATTCCATTTGAATATAGAATTAATTCTCTGTAATGGCTTTGGTAATTCATTTCGCTTCCACTTATTTGTGTCTCCCTGAAAAGACTTAGGTTTTTTAGGTAGTGCTATAACCAAACTATTAATTACAATTACATCACCAATCTCTCCTGTCTTGGATATAACAACTATATCATACTTCTCATCATAACCGTACTTCCAACTACGATTCCTGTTTTTATTAGTAACTACATTTTTTGGTATATAATCATCTAATACTCTATATAAACTATTTAGACCTTCTTTCTGCAAATCCTTGTTTTGTATCTAATTTAGTTGCCCCATCCTCCTCCATTGCAAGAATGTTTTTTTCTGCCTCTATACGAGAGAGTATATCAAACGCATCAAATATTGCCAACTTCTTGGTAGCAGCAGCATTCTTTAACCTATCGGCAGCCAATTCATCTTCAGGGTCAGGCTTTATTATGTCTTCTTTTGCGACTTTTATTAGCTGCTCTACCGCCCTCATCCCTGCCTGAATAATATTCTTCTTTAAATCTCTTGAGTCCATCCTTTCTTCTGTTCTTATGTTTTAACTTATCTTCTTTAAAACCCCAATCTTCTTTACTCATAGCTTTACTGTTATTTGATGGTCAAACATACGGTATAACTTTTCTCCATCTACCTCAAACTCATATTCACTCTCCGGCTTAAAACAAATCTTATCTCCTTCAGATATTCCTTGTGAACGAAGATACTTATTAGTATACCTCATTTCTCCCATCAATGGTTCTTCAGTCAACGGTTTATATATATAAGAATCCTCAACAGATATGGGTTTAGTAAAACAATATCTACCGTGAGTATTCCATTTTTCTCCGTCATTATACATATAAAATTGGTCAGGCTCTACAAAGAATAAATCATCCTTAAAGAATCCCATTCCGCTTTTTCTTCTGCCCTTCATATCGTTATAGAACTTAAACACATTATGATGTACCAACAAGATATCTCCTTCCTTCACATCACCATCATACTTTATGGGTGTAGATACTACTTCCGCCAATCTATTAGAGTACCTGTGGTCTTCTTCAGATGTGCTTGTTATAATATCAACCCCTCCTATATTCTTGGTATTATTATACCTACCGCCTTTATATGGCTTTGTTAAAAATAGATAGGGAGACTTCATTAAAAGTTTATATTATATTCTATGGATACAGGCATACCTGTAAATTCTTTCCACAGCAACACCTCATCAGCCGATTCTATCCACACCTTAAAGGTTTGATTAGTATCATCATACTTTATTAGGTGGATGGTGTAGTTACCATTAAGGACTTCCTGCCCTATAATGTAGTGCATAGCTCCCGACTTATAATCAGGCCCTACCGCAATTTTTCTTATATCGTGTGCAGAATATTTATACTCAGCACTAACTGATTCGTAAGTGCTAACTGTTTCCATTATCCTTTTCTTGTTTTGTAACCTCTCCGGTTTTTACATTAATAACAGAATCTGCCCCGTATTTCTCTGCTAATTTTTTTTGGGTATCTGTAAATATTTTGGTTATAGCATCTACCTCTTTCAAGATTGCTGCCTTTTGTATTTCTAACTCTCCTAAAGCCATCTTGTATTTGGCGGAGTCTTCATTCATTTGACGAATTAAATCTAATTCATCTTTAGTTAACTTCTTATTCATAATTAAATTTTATTTAAAACAAATATAGTAATTATTTCTTTATTTTTTCAAATGACCTACCTCCAAAGTATGCACCTATAACTGTTATTAACACTAACTGTAATAGGTCTACCCACTTATCTTGTACTGTAAATCCTATCCACCCCGCATCTATAAAGACAAGCAGTACTGTGGATGTCACTAAAAATATTAAGACCATAGGCCTTACATTCTTAGACAGCCAAGAATCACTTTTCATATCCGCCTTCCATCGCTGAGTTATACCCTTTTCAAGCTCAACCTCCGAGCTAACAATTAGGTCTTTCATCTTAATCTTTAACTCCTCTTTCTCCTCTTTAGTCGTTACAACCTCATCAATTATATCCGCAGCGTTACCAAGAAGACCTCCTATAATCTGTGTTATCCAACTTGCCAT